TCCAAGTGTTGCTTTAACAGGCAGTTTAAGTGGTACTGGAGCAGTTGCAACAGTAGTATTAGATGCTGTTGATAATGTTTCTAGTATTACTGTAACTACTACAGGTTCTGGATTTGTAACAGGAGAAACAATAACATTCCCATCAGCCTCTGTAGGTGCTTCAGTAGGTGGAGGAGTTGATCCTATTTTCACATTAGTAGCAGGTGATTTCTTTGTAGAAACTACTGCATTAGTAGCAACTGGTTCACATGCAGGATATGCTGTAGGTGATGTTATTACAGTAGCTAATGGTGTTTTAGGAGGTGGAACTGATTTAACGTTTACTTTAGTTGATGGTGACATAGTAGACCAAACAGCTTTCGTATTAGAAACATTAAGTGAAGGTGCTATTATGAATAGCTCAGGAGCTACGGGTTCAAATGGAACATTAGTAAATGGTACTAAGGATAATATAAGATGGCAAATAGTTTCCCCAAACACTGCTTCTGGTACATTTAATTTATTAATTAGAAGAGGTAATGATACTACTACTTCTAGAACAGTATTAGAAACTTGGACAAATTTATCTTTAGATCCAAATTCTAATAATTATATTGAAAAAGTAATAGGTAACTCAAAACAAGTAGTTACTCAAGATCCTTCATCTAATGAATACTATATTGCTGATCAAGGTTCATTTAACACATTAAGTAATTTTGTAAGAGTAAAATCTGTAGCATCTAAAACATTAAACTATTTTGATAATGATGGAAGTGCTAAATCTGAATACACAGCATCTATTCCTGTAGCAGGACAAGGTGAATTTTCAGGAGCTTTAGGTACAGCATTTAATCCAAAAGTAGCTAATTTTTATGAAAATATTAACTCTTCAAATACTCAAGGATTAGTAGCAGATAATTATACAATTTCTTTACAATTATTAGCTAATAGAGATGCATTTAGATATAATTTAATTACAGCACCGGGCTTATATGATAAAGATTATGCAGCACCTATCAGTACAATGATAAACAATTCTTCATTTAGAGGAGATAATATAGCAGTTATTGATGGTGTACCTTATGGAACAGGTATTAATAATGTAATTTCTCAAGCAGCAGGAAGAGATACTTCATATGCAGCTACATATTGGCCATGGGTTCAAACAATTGATCCAGATTTAGGATCATTAGTTTGGGTACCAGCTTCAACAATGATGCCAGGTGTATATGCTTTTAATGATAGAGCAGGAGAAGCATGGTTTGCACCAGCTGGATTAAACAGAGGTGGATTAGGAACTGTAGTTAGAGCAGAAAGAAAATTAACTAATGGTAATAGAGATTCTCTATATCAAGATAATGTTAATCCAATAGCAACATTCCCAAACACAGGAGTAGTAGTATTTGGGCAAAAAACATTACAGAAAAAAGCAAGTGCTTTAGATAGAGTAAATGTTAGAAGATTACTAATTGCTCTTAAAAATTATATTTCACAAATAGCAGACAATTTAGTATTTGAGGCAAATACAATAGCTACAAGAAATAATTTTTTAGCACAAGTTAATCCATATTTAGAAAGTGTACAACAAAGACAAGGATTATATGCTTTTAAAGTAGTAATGGATGAAAGTAATAATACACCAGATGTAATAGACAGAAATCAATTAATTGGACAAATATATTTACAACCAACTAAAACAGCTGAATTTATATACCTAGATTTCAACATATTACCAACAGGAGCTACTTTCCCGGTATAAAAAATTAAAGAATTAGATATTTATAATCGAAAATAAACAATAAAAAATGGCAGTATTAGATCCCAATGAAATATTTTACACAGCGTTTGAACCCAAACAAGCGAATAGGTTTGTCCTATACATGGATGGGATGCCTAGCTACCTAATAAAGCAAGTTAGTGCTGTAACATTACAACAAGGTGTAGTAACATTAAATCACATTAATGTAGAAAGAAAAGTTAAAGGTAAATCAATGTGGCAAAATGTTACAATGACATTATTTGATCCAATTACTCCTTCAGGTGCTCAAGCAACTATGGAATGGGTAAGATTACATCACGAATCTGTAACAGGTAGAGATGGTTATTCTGATTTTTATAAAAAAGATTTAACTATTAATGTTTTAGGACCAGTAGGTGATATTGTTTCAGAATGGATTTTAAAAGGTGCCTTTATTGTAAACACTAACTTTGGAGAGTATAACTGGGATACAGCAGATACAGCAATTAATATTTCAATTGAAGTAGCAATTGATTACGCAGTATTAAATTTCTAAAAATAATTAAATATTTTATTGAAGGAGATTTGGCTTAGCCAGATCTCCTTTTTATATTGGTATTTATAATAAAGTAAAAGTTATTAACAAATAAAAGATTATGAGCGAATTAAAATTCCCTACTGAAGAAGTAGCCTTACCCTCAAAAGGATTAGTATATCCTAAAGACAACCCACTATCAAGCGGAAAAGTAGAAATGAAATATATGACTGCTAAAGAAGAAGATATCCTTACTAACCAAAATTATATTAAACAAGGAGTTGTAATAGATAAATTATTAAAATCTTTATTAGTTGATAAAAATGTAAACTATGATGATATGATTGTAGGTGATAAAAATGCAGTATTAATTTCTTCCCGTATTTTAGGTTATGGTAAAGATTATGATTTTATGTATAAAGGAGAAGTTGTAACTGTAGATTTAACAGAATTAGAAACTAGATTCTTAGATGAAACTACTATGATAAATGGGTCCAATGAATTTGCTTTTACTTTACCTCATACTAATACATCTATTACTTATAAAATCTTAACTAATAGAGATGAGAAAAAAATAGAATCAGAAATCAAAGGCCTTAAAAAATTAAACAAACAATCAGACCCACAAATGTCTACTAGATTAAAATATATGGTTACATCTGTAAATGGAGATACCGATAATAAAATAATTAGAGATTTTATAGATACTTATATGTTAGCTAGAGATTCTAGAGCATTAAGAAGTCATTTAAAGGAGACTCAACCTGATATTATTATGAGTTTTGATTTTGTTGGAGAAAATGGTACTGAGGAGGATGCTGTCATTCCTATGACAGCCGGGTTTTTTTGGCCTGAATCCGGAATATAGACTTTCGGTATTTAAAATTATACATAGTATAGTGTACCATGGGAATGGTGGGTATGATTATTTCACTGTTTACAATATGCCTATTTGGTTAAGAAACTTTACAGTTAAAGAAATACAAGAACAAAACCAAAGAGAAACTAAACACATTAAAGATTCTCAAAAATCAAATAAGAATTCAACATCAACAAATATAGGTGATCCTGTGCCTGATCATGTAAAGCAAATATTTAATCAAAATAAAAAATCTTCAAGCTATATTACTCAAAGAGCTAAAAAATAATACTTTTTAATATTTATGGTAAACGTATTATATTATGGCAAGTGAATCAGCTAAAAGTGCTAGAGAAATAGCAGAAGAAGTAGTAAAAATAAGGGAGGAAATGAGTGAGGTAGTATTTGCCTCCCGTGATTTTGCTAATGAAGCTGCTAAAGCTGCTAAAGCTTATTTTGAAAATAACATTCAAGTAGCAGAAACTAGAAAAGCTTTTAAAGACATTGCTAAGACAATACAAGAAACTTCTATGATGGTTGAAGATATAATCACAGGTCAAAAAGATATATCTGAAATAGCTAAAAACCAAGTTAAATACGAACAAAATAAGAAAAAATTAGCTTCAGAATTAAAACAAGCTTTAGGAGGTATTAAACTTGATGAAAAGCAAATAGAGGAATTTAAAAAAGGAACACTTGATTTAGATACTGCTTTATTAATGCAAGCCCCCAAAATTGGAAAAGAACAAGAACTATTATTAAAACTATACCTAGAACAATTTAAAGCTTTACAACTCCAGGATAAGGAAATGGAAGAGATGGGTAGAAGAGCTGAAAATATTGAAGGTGGAATGGGTAGATTTGGTAGAGGAATAAAAGGTTTAGGAGGAGTACTTAAAAAAGTTGGGCTTGATGGTTTAGGTAAATCAATGGGTCTAGATAAAGCTGTTAAAGAAGGAAGAGAATTATCTGCTGCATTAACCAAGGGAGGAGATTCTGCATCTAAAATAGGTACCAAGTTAAAAGTTGCAGGTAAAATGGCGGGTTCTATAATAGGGAGCTTAGATAAAGCTTTTGGACCCTTAGCTATTTTTATGAAGATATTTTCAGTAATGAAAGATATTGATAAATCAGCTGGTGAATTTGCTAAAAATCAAGGAATATCTTACAAGGAATCAATTAAACTTAGAGGAGAAATGTCTAAAGTAGCTCAGGCCTCAGACAATATTTTAGTTAGTTCTAAAGGTTTAATGGAAACTCAGGGAAGACTAAATGATTTAATGGGTTCTAATGTAAGATTTAGTGATGAGTTAGCTTCTGATATGACTTTAATAGCTAAAACAACAAATATGAGTGCTGAAACTCAGGGAGTACTTGCATTTGAATCTATGAAATCTGGTAAATCAGCTAAGGATTTATTAAAAACCCAAAAATTAACAGTTTTACAACAAAATAAAGCTAGAGGTTTAACAATGAGCACAAAGAAGATTCAAGATGCAATAGGTAAATCTTCTAAAGCACTACAACTAACCTTTAAGGGTAGTACTAAAGAATTAACTAACCAGGTAATGGCTGCTAAGGCCTTAGGTACAAATCTATCAGGGGTAGAAAAAATATCATCATCTTTATTAGATTTTGAAGGTTCAATACAAGCAGAACTTGAAGCTGAATTATTACTTGGGAAAGATATTAATTTAGAAAAAGCAAGAGCAGCAGCATTAGAAGGAGATATGGCTACAGTAGCAGATGAAGTTATGAAAAACAAAGCTATAATGAATGCCTTTGATACTAAAAACGTTATTGCACAAGAAGCAGCAGCTAAAGCTTTAGGAATGAGTAGAGGAGAGTTAGCTGATATGGTTCAAGGACAAAAAGAACTTAAAGTAGTAAGAGACGAAGGATTTAAAAGTATAGATGATGCCCAAGAAAAATACAATGCTATGATAGATAGCGGTATGAGTAAAGAAGAAGCAGCATCTAAAATAAAAGATAAAGATTTACTTACCCAATTAGAATCAGCATCTATAGCTGATAGGCTTGCTGCTACTATGGAAAGAGTTTCAGAAGTTTTTATAGAAATGTCAACCCCAGTGTTAGCATTTGTAGATGGTTTAATGAAAAGTGAAGGGATAGCTGATAAAATAGCAAATACTATTAAAGGTATAGCAGCTGCTTATTTACTTATAAAGGGTCTACAAGTAGCTATGAATATTTTAAGTATGGTTAATATAGCTCGTCAATCTACTTTATTAGGTATTGAGGTTGCAAAGGCAGGAGCTGCAACTAC